TTAGATTATGCCAAAGGCGTTCAAGCAGAACATTCTGAACTTAAATCAAGATTTTCGACGTTAGAGCCTAATTATGTAAAAGCTCTCGAAAATAAAGTTACATCTGGAATGGATGCAGCCAAGGCTAAACTTCATGCTGCCAGAGAAGCAGGAGACATTAATGCTGAAGTAGAAGCACAAAAATCAATTGCTCAACTTGGTATTGAAGAAGTTAGATTGAATGCATTGAAGGATAAACAGTCTAAAGAGAAGGAAAGACCAATTAAAACGCCTTCTTTAGAGCAGGCTGTGGCTCCTCAAAAACCAGATCCAAAGGCTGAAGCATGGGCGGATAAGAACGATTGGTTCGGAAAAGATTCGGCTATGACCTATACGGCTTTTGATTATCACAAGAAACTAACCGAGCAAGAAGGATTTGATCCTAACTCGGACGAATATTATGCTGAGATAGACAAGCGAATGCGTCTTGACTTCCCACATAAATTTGGTAAAACAGAGTCTAAGGAATCGACTAAACCGACACAAACAGTAGCGTCAGCGACGCGAAGTGTAAGACCTAGTCGCTCAACCGTGAGACTCACATCATCTCAGGTAGCAATCGCTAAAAAATTAGGTGTGCCACTTGAAGAATATGCGAAACAACTAAAAATCACGAAGGAGGTATAGCATATGAAAAAAGACGACATAAAAACTTCCCGTGCGAG